CTGTATTAGCACTAGTAGTTGCTGTCTGTACATCTGTTTTAAGTGTTGACAAGTTAGCTGACTCAGTGGCGGCGATATCACCTTGTGCTAAAGCATAGTCTCCTTGTAAATTTGCATAAACGCCTGCATCGATTGCCTCCTGTATGCGCAAAGGACCATCATTTAAAACTACCTCAATAAGTGTCTCCTCATCTGCGGATGGCACATAACCGGCACCTGTCGGATCTGCCTTAACCACATAACTAAATGATAACGTCGATACTCGACCGCTTGCATCGTATAGTTGTACGACCGCATTTACACTACTGCTTACCGCTGTTTCGTTCGTTCCTAGATTAAACGTAACCTGGTTTAGTCCGCTTATGGTACCAGGCGTAACAACTACTTCTTTATCTAACCTGGTATTAGCTAAAGCCACCGTTGTGACATTCGTTAAATCAAACGCTTGTCCATCATCTGAGATATTGACCACAAAAGTAATATCATCGTTTTGCGTCACCGTTGGTTGATTAAAATAACTTGTTTTTTTAATGTCAGCGTCTATAGTAAATGTGTTTTTCAAAAGCGATCACCTCCTAATTTGATGATAAAAAAATCCTTATTCGGATCCAAACGTTAACATTGCCCTATCGCGTAATCTCTGTTTTCATCCCTGCTAATTCCTGTTTAATCTTGCTAATCAAAGTTGGTCTGCTATAATCAAATACTAATTCGATTTTCTTGCCACTCTGCTCATAAATTTCTTTAGCTTCTGTAATTCGAGCATTTCGAGTAATGCCCCATTCACGTTCCTGCAACGTAACCATATCTCCTAAATCGTAATCACGCTCATAAATTAATTGCGATTTCGTCAATGCTTGTCCCTCTAAATATATTTCTTGTTGATATTCGGTCAGTGCTTGCTGACCTCGAATTGTTAAATCTGCTTCTATATCTAATACCGGGCGCGCTACAGGTGGGTCAGCTTCCGTTTCTTCTGCAACGTCACGAGCATCTATAAATAATTCATAACGATCATGACCTGTGGTAATACCCACTTCAATTATTCTTCTTGCTAATCCTTCGCCCTGCCCGGCAACTATCGCTGTATTCCGATAATTTAAATCTGACTCTGTATAGCTTAATTGACCAATCGTATTAAACTCAGGGCTAAAGATTGCAGGCGGTAAAATGTATTGATTGACTGTTAAATCTCGACCTTCTAATACCTTGAATACAAATTGTTGATTAGTTGTATCTATATCCACATTCCATCCGAGCCCGCTAATCATGCTGATTTCAGACAGTTCCTCTGCTAAATTTTTAAATCGAGAACGCCAACTGACTATCTGCCCTCGATTTAGATTAGTTGCTACTACCACATCAGATATTGCTCTGTTTACATCCACAGGTGCTACTAGATTATTTTCGACGTAATGATATAAAACGCTCTCTGCATCTGCTTGTTTATTGTCATATGCAGTTGTGGACGGTGGATAAGTAATACGTTGACCTGTCCATGATTTAAGTGGCAAGGCTCGAATTATCCAATTTTCGGATGCTTTGCCGTTCTCATTCAGTTCAATTTCACGGTGCTTGATCATATAACCTTTATTGAGTTTATTATGCGGAAAAATAATCCTACCTCTGATTAATTCGTTCGCTCCCGGTAGATACCTATTAATCCGTAACTCAAGCGAGCCGATACCGTGCCATGATCGTGTAATTTGCAAAGATGAGTATTGGTCAATTTCCGTAATTAATTCAAAATTACGGTTCATAATTCGTAGTGGTAATGTCATGTTTTCACCTCGATTTTTATACATAAAAAGAACGCCCATGTGGACGTTTCGTTGTTTTACTTGTTGCGTATAATCATCCGTATCTGTCTTACTCGACTACGATAGGATCACCATTCCCATCTAACCCTAATGCGGATAAATCAGCCATAACCGACACTTGAAATTGTGCGGGAACCTGTTCAATCGTTCTGCGTTTGTTAATGATTAAAGCAACATATAAATCAACCATAATGTCATTACCTCCGATTAATTTTATTAGTATTTTAATTAGTATTTTGACCATCTAATTTCGCCTGTACTTCTGCACGATAGCGTTCTGGAATGTCAGTGATTTCACGTTTATTTTCATTAATTAAGCGAACATACAAATCAACCATTAAACAATACCTCCAATTTCAGCACGTAACATCATTACTTCCTCGAATGTCATAGCAAGAGCATCCATTAAGATTAGGTTATCTTGTTGCAATTGCATCATTTGTTCTTCTAATGAAGGTTTTGTTACTGTAGGTGGTTTTTTGGGTGTAACAAATGTTCCGTCCGTTTGCATGATTTGACCTACTTCACCAACTTCAGATTTAATTTCACCATCAAGTATTTCTTTTCCGTTTCTAATTGCAACAACTACATTTTGGTCGTTTAACGTAATAAAACTCATAAAAACCCTCCTTTAATTAAACTCAAGTAATTCCCATCGAAAAACTTTTGCACCAAAAGGATAAACTTGAATGTGTGAGTTAGTATCTAAATATGTGTGTAACGCAAGAGATGATACCCCTGTTGCGTTNTCCGTTGGTCTAAAATTATAGAATAAAACAGATTTTTGGCGATCCACTGTGGATATATTTATTCCGTCGTTGTCAATCCAACTAGAATAACCAACGCTCCCGCTTTGTTTACTCTTAACTCCTTCAAATTCAATTACCATCCAAGAAAATTCTAACCAGCTAACCGATGTAGTTGCCCCACGCTCTAATTTAATGGTTGTAGAATCTACCAAGTAACCCGTTGAAGCATTATCAACCGAACTATCATAGGTGGTAATAGTTCCAGAGCTAACGATTATTATAGATTTACCTACATCCACTGTATTTATCGCTATATTCATGGAACTAAGGGAATCCCATGAAGCTTTCCCAAACTGAATGCTTTTAATTACTCCTGATCCGCTTTTACCACCAATCCCCAAGTCTTTCAATATTAATTCAATGTTCATTAAACCACCGCCCAACTTCTGGTAATTATCAAACCGTCCCCATTATAAGTGATCGTCCAAGTAACGGTTTGGAGTAACGTTGTACCATTAATATCATAGTATTTTTCAGTAATGGTTTGATAATTACCATTAACATCGGGGTTTGTTGCATCCGCTTGTAGGTAAATGGTATTATCTATCCTTTTATAACGAGTTTGAGTTGGCTTCCCGTCGACATCTGTTGTTACCACAGAAAAATTATAGTCCGATAATTCAGATTCATAGCCATTCCATTTCGTTCTTTCGTTAGCGGTAACATGTCGCACATCATCAGCCTTATGTGCATTAAAAGTTGTCAAAGGTGTAAACCCATCATCTTGTACACTCGCCATAAACGCATCCCATTCAGCTTGAAATTGAGAAGTAGGAATACTAATCAACGAATACACCAATCCTGCTAAAGTCTCGTCTAAGCGTTCGTCTACTAAATCCGTCTGTAACAGTTGAACCGTATTCGCACGCACTAATATTTGAGCGAGTGAAATATCATGAATAAAATTATCACGAACTAAAACAGGTTCTATTGGCGTTGCAGATGGTGATCCGCTTAATACCATCAACTTAATGTTTCGCTCTGAGTTGGACAAATTTAATCGCAATATCACACGGTCAATACGGTCTAAATCAACTTCTGGGATATCGTGTGGAAGTGTTAAATCAGACGTATTCTCGTACAATCGACCTTTCATGACGGCTTTACCCAAACTTACAATTGTATTTAGTGTGCTTGTTTCTACAGATACACTCATTCCGGGAATGTTATCAGTGTGCAACAACCCTGTACTCAATACACTCCCAAAGTAATCGGCGAAATGACTTGCTTCATATGTTCGTGGGTCGCCTACTCCTGAGTTAAAAAATAAATATCTTTCCATTTGCTCACCTTCCTTTTTAAACCGCTGTGTAAAGCTTGCTGTAACTGATGTTGACTATTGCGCCTTGTATATCGCTATCTGCTGTATACTCGATATCGTTTTCTCCGACGATTAATTTAAAAAATGTACTATCTAAATCAATCCAGTTAAACACGTTTCTTTCTACACCCAATGCATCCACAAAAAAGACTGATTTATTACCGTCTGACGTGTCAATCATCAT